CATCATTTCAGCCCCATCATCAACATGACAAAGCCCCAGAAGTTATTCGGTACTTGGAAGGCTCCTGCAGCTGCAGGCCCGTTGCCGTTGCCGTTGCCGTTGCCGTTGCCATTGCCGTTGCCATTGCCATTACTTGGGTCGTAAACGCTCTCTGGCTTCATGCCATAGCCGGGTTTTGGTGCTGCTTGCCCCCCATAGCCGGGTAATTGCGGACTGCCTACTTGCACCAATGCACTCGCCTCACTTGAGTTGCTTTGATCGAGATTTACAGATTCGTTCAATGGAATCCAGGTCTTTGGTTGAGATGAAGGATCTCATATAGAGCTTCTTTGACTTCGAGAGAATCTCAGCCAGTCTTCGGCGTCCTGCCGCTTTGGTCATTCGCGCCATTCAATCACACTCAAGCGTTGGTCAAGAATTGAGCCTTGAAATTCAGTGCAATGTTTGTTGAGGCGAAAGAGAACAGTGGCTGTTGAACAATCGGGCTCGTTGCACTGCAAGAACCGACGACGTTACCCAGGGCGTCGACTACGAAGAAGCCCTGCGTCTCAATCTTCGAGCCGTCGACAGATGTTCCAAACCATTTCACGATTCGCTGGCCTTGTAGTGTATCGCCGATCGAGTTGCCAGTTTGCAGATCCACCAGTTCATTGGTTGCGCCACCGGTTGGAGTCACAACGAAAATCCTCGAGACTCCGCTTGCAGTGTAGCAGCACATGGCAGCCTCACGGTCTGCAGCTGTGTTGTTCATGCAGCGGACGATGTCACCGGCCCTCAGAGTGTAAGGTTGGCAGAGCGCAGGTGCTCCGTCAGAGACGGCACCCTTGACAGATGTCGGGATGATTGCAGCCACGAGGCCCTGCGAGAGTATGTAGCAGTAACCGACGCCGTTGTCGCAACTGACCAGTGCAGAGGTGACGGTCTTACCTGGTGCATAGTCGCCAACATTCTGAGCAGACACCGTGTAGACGGTATCAGTCGTCAGGTTAGATTCAGTTCCCTCAGCCAATTCTGCCTTGAGGGGTATGTTTGTGCCGTCGGAGCAGACGAGGTTTCCTGTGACTGTGTTTGTTGCCATAGGATCACAGCCTCACTCCGATGCCAAGAGGCTTCATGAGGTTGCGGTTCACGTTGCTGATCGGCTTGCGTAGGAGTTTCTTGGCGAATTTGAAGGTAATGCCGATCCCTATTGCCTGGACAGCCATAGCCTGGTAGTTCGCCATGAAGTTTGCTTGCATGGTATCGAAGGATGTTCCGGGGTCGCTGATGATTGACTGGAGGCTGAGACCACCGTTAGTGGTCGCCATCGCAGTTGACCCTAATCCGGCGTCACCAAATCCAATCAGACCAACCGGAGAATTTCCAAAAACGCCGCTGGTGAGCGTGGTCGCGTATGCGTAGCTCTCTGCGAGATTGATGAGACTCATTGTCTTGGGCGATCTTCGGCGCTTTGACTTCTTCCGGCGGGCCATGACGCAAGGTGTGAAAAAACTCGCTTATAATTTATCACTCGAAGTCTCTCATGGTGGCGAACTGACCATCTGCACCTCTTTGTGTGACCGTGGCATCGATGGTCTGCATCTTTTGAGCGGCAATTCCTTGGATCAACTGGGCAATGGCGGCTTGCACTGGGTTAGGAGCTTCAAACTCGCCCAATCCGCCTTCCATCAGCTTCTCCACCAGGCTCTTGATCGCCAGGGCGAGCTTCTCATCGATGTCCATGAGCGATTGTTCGAGATAAACTCGGATCCAGAGAGCGAGAGTAGCGGATGCAAGCAAATTCAGGGCTGAAAGGCCGATTAGTACGGAGATTGGGTCTACCATGGTCACTGAACCGGGCGTGCACCGTCCATCAACCTTACCTAATCCCCCTTTTTCAGCCCCCCGCAGCGCCCACCCATACCCTTTCGCCGTTAATAGTATATGCTGCCTATACCTTTGGAGCGTTATTGTTAATAACTCTCGCTTCGAGGAGCCATCATGCCGACTGTCTCGATCAACCTGTCACCAACCGCCTATGCCTTCTTCATGCAGTGGCCTGTCAAGTCCATCAACGACCCTGGACGCTCCTACGAGGTCTCTCACTGCGTCGTACGCTACCATCAGCTTCTCGATGAGGTCAAGGATCTCAGGAAAGAGATCCTGATGCTCGAGGTCGACAAGCTGCAGATGGACAAGATGATCCAGGAGGCGAGTTGATGGCTGACATCACCGACTGGATCGATGACGGCCCACCCTGCATGAATTGTGGAGAGAGAGTTCCAGACGCCGAGGTCATCCCCGGTAAGGATGGAATCGCATTCCGAGGGATCTGCAAGTCGACCATCTGTCGAGAGCTTCCCCCTGGGGGAAACCCGTTCATGTATCTGGTGAGTTGAATGCAGAAGGGACTCTATCAGTGCCCTGGCTGCCAGCAGTGGTGGGTGTGGCAGTGCAGGGAGGACACCGTGCATCTGCAGAGGAAGTGTAGGAAGTGCGGCCACAAGGTACGTGCGATGGTCAAGCGCATGCACTGGGGCCGAGGAAGGCCTCGAGGGTGGCCTCTGCTGCACCGACCCTCTCACATGCCTGAGGACGCGCTCACAGCTGAGTGTCGCACCAGGAACAGGAAGCTCCGTGCACGTCAGAGGAGAGATTGAAGATGGCGAGGAAAAAAGCCTATATGGGGCGCAAGTGCAAAAATCCTCGCTGCAGAGTGATTCATTACTTTCAAAATAAGGGCGGTTGCCCTGGTTGTGCAATGGGGCAGCTTGAAGATGACGAGTAAAGACTGGTACGACGAGATCCCCCTCGAGGCGGACTGCTGGTACGGTTGGGATCTGTTCCTCGAGGATGCCGATGTCGATCGCCTCCTCAGGTTCATCGACTGGGGAGAGATTATGGGCAATCTCAATCCGGACTTGGTGATGGGCGCGGTTGAGGTCGATGAGGACATTTGTCTAAATTGCGGCGAAATAGTGCGAATGTGTGCAATACTCGATCCACGTTGTGTGGCTTTTGCCTCTCCACCCTGAGGGTTTTGCCTCACTTTCCCAATTCTTTGGATCAGGGAAATATCAAGTGAACAGGTTGAACAGCACCCTGTCAATGAAAGTGGGCAGTGGTGATCCTTCTTTGAAGCCCTTCCATGCAGCCTCCTGATACTGGGGTGATTGTTTGAATTGAGTACTGAAGTCATCAATCATTTCCATGGTGTCCTCATATTTTCCAGAGATCCAGTTGAACCCGAGATAGCCTGCGATAGCCGTCAGGATCAGCCCCATCGCCGTGTTGTCCTTCAGGATGTCAACCAAGGGAGATATGAATCGGCTGAACTGGTATGCGATTATCACCGACTCGAGCTGCTCGGCCTGCTTGTCCTGCAGGCTGATGCGGTACTCGATCACCTTGTCCGGTTTTCTCTTGGGCATCAAAGCACCCCGACGATTGAATCCCAGAGGCTTTGCCCGAGTCCCATCCCGAGGATCCAACCGAGGAGGAACGCCATCCCGTTCTTCTGGAAGATGTCTCTGGCCTTCTCGCTGAGGTCACTCATCCGGCATCACCGGCCAGTTATCACAAGCGTCGTTTGCGGTGGCGTGGTCTTGGGGGAGATCTCGAAGCGCCTGGCGGTAGTCCTTCCAGGAGGTTGCCAGGACGACGTCCTTGCCTGCTCTCCAGTCACAGCGCTCGAGGTCTCGATCTCTGAGGCGTCGAACCTCGTCCCAATCGACATCGCGAAAGGTCTCCTCGACCAGGGTGTCGCCGTCCCAGTGTCGAGTATTCCTATGCATCTTCACCACTCCAGCAGCATCACGGGCGTTTCGGAGTTCGTCGTTTGTAGGTCGGTCTCGTCGACAGTGCTCGGCAGCGTCCTGTCACTGCTCTGCAGCTCGAGGTGAGACTTGATGTCCTCCGTACTGTTGGTTGCTCCCGGCCCTGGGCAGTAGATCTGCTTCGAGGTCTGGATCGTCGCAGCTACAGCTTGTGATCGACAGTAGCCCATCCAGTAAAGAGTATTGCGCGTCACTGCAGGCGTCCCGGTGAAACTGGTCTGACGAATGCTGCCGGTGCTCTCCAGGTCGATGGCGCAGGAAGCAATCAGAGTCGTTGGCACTCCTGTATCTGAATCGGCGTTGTAAAGTCCGAGCTGCAGGGTGTTGGTAGATCCTGCAGCTGAAGTCACGCCGATCGTGATGCCTGCCAGGGTGCCCGTCTTCGGGGCGATGAACGGATAGAAGCACGGCTCGTCATCCACACCGTCAGTGTCCTTCGAGATAACGCCCCAGGGTGCGGCGCAGGATATGTCGTAAGTATCGTAGTTGGCATCGGAGAGCACTGGCGTCTGGGCATACGCTCCCCCTCCGGCCTCGAGGAGTCCTGACCACTCACCAGCTACGCAGAGCCTGGCGAGGTTGACTATGATGAGATCGATCATCTCCTGCTCGTTCATGTCCTCTATGCTGATCGGATTGCCCGTCGATTGCAGCTGCGAGAACGTCACAGAGTCAAGATCGAGGTTCTGGAGCAGTGGAAAGACCCTCTTTGACGGCTTCCGATCCTCTGGTCTCATCCCAACAACCCCTCCCATTCCGATTTGACCGATAGCCTGGCGAGGTTGACGATGATGAGACGGATGCATTCTTCTCGATTCAGTTCTTCAATCGATATGGGATCGCCTACAGAGGTTACTTGAGCGTTGGTTACGTTCTCAAGGTCAGTCGTCTTGAGTAATTTATACACGCGCGGGGAGATCTGTAACATCATTTCAGCCCCATCATCAACATGACAAAGCCCCAGAAGTTATTCGGTACTTGGAAGGCTCCTGCAGCTGCAGGCCCGTTGCCGTTGC